TATCTACACTCTTAATATGAGCAGTAGTGTTGCGACCTGCAGGAATACTCAGACTATATGAACTACTCAGACTAGGAGCAGACATAGCTCGTGCTCGTTTCTTCTCTTCTGCTTCGACCCCCCAACGCTTTTGGAGTTCTTTCCATTCGTGATCTAGTTGTTCACTTTTTCGTTTAGCTTCTGCTGAAGCAAATTTCTTTGGACCTTTCTTCTTGCCAGTAGTAGATAACCACGGACCTTCTAAATGCATACTCAAAATTATTCTCCAAGTGTTAAGTTCATTCTGTATTATACAACAGACTTAACGTAGAGTCAATTAAAACGAACGGGCAACCATTTCAAGTAGTTCTTCGTGCTCGTAGTATGAGTAGGCGTCGTTAAACTCGTAAATGGCATCGTCAATTTGATCCCATCCGTTTATGCCAAGTATTTCAAATAGTTCGCGTTTTGATATTGGTTCACCTCGAAGATGACTGACCCAAACGGCTGTCATGACTGTGCAGGCAAATACTGTCCGATCGTCATATACTTCGTTTTGTTCGCACCAGCTTACAGTCTGACGAAGATAGTATTCTATATCGTCGATACGATGCTCAAGTTGAGCAATCCAATTCCTGGTTGAATCTCTATTCCACACTTTAATGCTCATTTAAAAAGCTGTGGTAGCATTGCACATACCACAGCATCGGTTAACAAATTATTTTGGTTCTTTACGAGCATTCTTTACTGCTGTAACGTCATTCCGTGTCTCTTTGCAAAGTTTAGCCAAATCTTGGCAAGCCTTACGAACACGGGTGCCGGCAGCGCCAACTTCCTTGTCATAGAACTTTTCGAAGTCTGCTTCCATTGCTTCTACGATTGCTGTGAATTCTTGATATTTGTTTGTAGCCATTGTAATCTCCTGTTTAATGCTGATAATATTTAATGCCTGTATTTTTATTGTGTCTTAATCATGGTTTGGCGTTTGTGGATAAGAAATAAGTGCTGCCGGTTGCGTATGATCCACCGTCGTTAAATCCAATGTCCTGTAGCGCATATCCGTTTGGCATCCCGCCACGGCCGGCCAAGTCTCCAAGAAAGCCGTTTACATTATAATCACCGTTTGGTTCAGTGAACGGGGTATCACGCAGCCACCAACGGCCATTATCTAACACACGCCAATCAGGCGCATAAGTGCCAGGCTGCGGCTTATCGCCGACTCTAGTTGCATAATGAATACTCCGCATTGGAAAACTGACATAAGTGTTACCGGTGGTAGATCCAGTTCTGTAAATTCCACTTACGTTTGCAAAGTATGTGTAGTCAGTCGATCCAATTACGTTAGACGCATATTGACGAGCGGCACGCCAATTAAACTTGGAGCGTGGCATCCATAGGTCTAACCCTAACGGAGTTCCTGCATGTGCGTCCGTAATATAACTAACACTCGGTCCGCTAGTAACTCTATAAAAGTCATACCCGCCACCTTCTTCTGTCATGTTTACATACATTTGTAGTGCGTTTGGCATGCGAGCTGTTTTAATCCAGTAGATGCCAGAGTTTAAATACGCTGACCCAATATTTTGTGCTAGCCAATATCCACTCGGTGCTGCTAATGCCTGTGTGCTGCCGTCATTCCATCTCTTTGTAATAGAAAACGATCTTGTCACACCATTAGTTCCGTTAGATGCTCTTACATCAAACGAAGTAGTTTGTCCAACCGCGCCGGCAGTATAACCTGTAGATGTTCCACCATTAACTAATATACCGTCAGACTGTAAGGCCATACCTGCGGGAAGTGTCCCGCTAGTCACAGAAAATTTCAATACATCGTTATAGGGGTCAGTTGCTCTTAGGGTTGTTGATTCAGATTGCGTTGGATTACCAACAGTTACAACTCCCAAAGAACCTGCAGGAGTAACCCATGTTGGAGTTGTGCCTGGATTGGCGCTAAAATTATTAGATGTTATTGTTGCACCAACTTCAACACCCCAACATACTGCATTTACAAGAGCAGCATCTGATTTTACAACTAGGTAGTTGCCGGGACCAACAACTAAACCAGTTCGTTCGTATACGCCCTTTGGAAGTATTTCTACATCATACTCTATATATTCTGCAAGTCCGGGGTCAGTCGCACTTGTGCTGATTGCAACTCTAATATCAGCAGGGGCTGTGTTACGATTAACAATATTAAGTGTTAAAACTGTTGCTTGGTCGTTATTACATACATAAATTGCTTGGTTAATCCCTGCCGATAAATTCCAAGTTCCTAATCTTCCGTTGGCCATGCCGAATTCTCCGTATACGTTTAATACATGTATTTATTAGTAGTTTATACTTCTAATACAGTTTTTAACCAGGGTTTACAGTTGTCCCAAGTTGTATAAATGTGTGCAATTCCGCCTGCGGATGTCCATTCACTACAATTACTGTGTCTATCATCGATTAGCAAGTCGCCATTGGTCTTGCAGTGTCGCCACTTATCGTAGCTAAATGGTCCAATGGTAACAGGAATGCCCGGAAAGTGCTCTTGTGCCCAAAAGACCTTATCACTTACTGCCAGTGGCATTGAGTAGTCATGTGGTAGTGCTGTAAGGAAACGTAGGGTATATTGTGGATTACGGGTAACGTAGTCTTTGCACATATCAACTAGTTCGTGTGCGCCTTCCATTAAAGGCAGATTACGATAGAATCGCAAGTCTTCTTTAATCTTGTCCCATTGCTCTTGTGGAATACGTTCGCCGTTTCTGTCCCAGCGCAGTTTGAGGATTTGTTGTGCGTAGCTGTGCCAGTCTGCAACTACATCATCCATATCTAAATAAATGTTCATGCTGTATTATAGCACAACCACTAGTTAGTTTGCAAATACGTTTGGGCTACCTGATGCCAAAGTTTCGCTGCCGTCGCCTACTCTACCAACAGCGATGCCGTTAGCAAATACACTCGGACTACCTGCACTGAGAGGAACGCTGTGTCTTGCGGAGCAGCCGCGTCCGCCGAACGCATGATCGGTATCAATGTCGCCAACTCTGACAACACCAATACCGTTTGCTAGCACATCACCTGAACCGGCCGCCATAGTGGTTGACCCGTCACATCCGTGATTGGTTGTTACACTGTCTCCGATTCTAGATACTGCTGGCATGGAATATTTATACTAACTTAATACCCGAAGTTGTCTCCAGGAATTGTTTAGCAAAAGTTTCGTCAGTTGCTTCTGCTACGGTTACTGTTAACTTTGATAGTTTAACATCCTTATCTGGATGAACTGTAAACAAGTAAGGCATTAGTCCTGGGCCTTGTTGTCCCATGCCAATAACCATTGGGCGACTTAGTTTATAGTAAGAATCAGTTTCTTCAGATAGCTTGGCTACTAGCTCTTCACCGCTTGTTAGTTTTAAGGTAACTACTTCACCTACTGCTACGCCTTTTGAAATTAACATATTATCCTTTGAGTGTGTTAAAAAATTCTTCGTCTTTGCCTGCTAGGCCTTGAAAGCCCCCAGGTAGGAGAACGCCATCCTTGAAAATCTGTGGGACACTACGCAACCCTTGCTCCATGAGGAACTCACGTGCGCCTGGGTTATCTTCCATCATAATTGTGTTAAACGGAATTGCTTTACTTTCTAGTAGTGCCTTTGCTCTGTCACAAAATGGACAATTGTTTTTTGAATATACTGTAATCATTCTTGTCTCTTATAATGCTGGTAGTTCATCGTAGTCTAACATATCGCTCATTACTCCAATAACATAGTTTGTTGATTCGTTTTCTTGTAAGGCAGTTTGCTTGTTACTTGTGTTAGCGTGTTTGTTAAACCAAGGGATCGGTGTAGTCTTGGGAGCGTGTGCTTGATACTTAATACCAATTTCTTTCAACGCACCTACTGCGGTATAGTCTACAAAGTCACTTAAGATATTTGCATTAAGACCAATTACCGGCCCCATCTTAAACAGATAGGTTGCCCAGTCTTTCTCTTCACGGATAACATCCATGTATAGTTGATAGACTTCTGCTTCACACTCAATCTTTGCTTCTGCAAATCGACTGTCTTCCTTAACTACTTGATTGATCAAGTAAGCAGTCCACCCCTTGTGTAGTAGTTCGTCTTGTAGGATCAAACTAATAATGTTACCATTACCCATAAAGATGCGATTTTCAACCATGGCTAGACTTGTAGCAAACGATACCATAAAGCGGAACGCTTCCAATGCATAACTTGCATGTAGTGCCATCCATACTGCTTTAACGTGCTCTTTCTCTGTAACTTCTAATCCAAGTTCTTTGCGGCAGTTGATAACGTGCAGTTTGTCATAGTAGTTGCCCACTGAACTAGCCATGTCTACAATCTCTTTAGTGTCATGGATAGTGTTGAACACATCCTTTGGCACGTTGTAGATATTACGGATGATATGACTGTAGCTGCGACTATGAATGTTGGTTTCAAAGAATCCCCAATTATACATTAAGGCTTCGACTTCCGGTAGGCTACAGACAGGAGTGAATACCTGTGTTGGTCCACGACCTTGCAAACTATCAAGTGCTGTTTGACGTAGTAGGTTGCTAGTAAAAATATGTTTAACGGCATCGCTGGCATCTTTAAAATCTCCTGCATCTTTTGTTAGACTGATCTCTTCAGGGACCCAAAAGAAACCACGTGCAGTAGTTTCAAAGTTTTGAATCTTAGGATATTTTACTTCTTCGAATCGTTGAATAGTAACTGGGCCTTCCGGATCCAGAAACATCTTACGACCTAAGTAGTCCGTTTTTGTTTTTAAGTTGTATTGTGCTTGACTCATATTAATGTTTTCCTGATGCAAGAACAATCTTGCAAATGTGTTCTAATCGTTCTATATGTTCGTATGCTCGCCATGGACTTGTGTCAATGGCAACTACCCCGTGTCCCTTAATGCCTACAATATCGTAGGCAATATTTCCATCTTTATCTAATTGTAACATCTTGTGGCACTGGTCTGCAAGCTCTTGGCTGATCGGAGGCACATCACCTACGTTAGGTGCTACTCGTGTATAACGGTTAAGTTCTGGAAACGCATTACTAATAGTGCTTAAATCTATGCCGGCATGCATGGCTGCAATACAGTATGTCGGATGAACATGCACTACTACTCGCACTTCTCCAGAATGTTGTCCCATCTCTTTTTGCAAACCAAAGTGCAATGGTAATTCTCCACTTGGCTTTAGATTCTTACTGATGTCGCTATACTCTAGCTCTTTACTGGCATAATACCTAGTTGGTGGTTGATTCCAGTATCCTGTTTCAATGCCAATCTTTTTAAACTGATCAGGTTGTAGTGTTTGTTTACGCACACCGCTTGGTGTAATGTAAAAGTGGTCACGGTCGTGATGGCGAATACTTACATTGCCATCACGACTGGTAATCCAATTACGCTTGTAAGCGTCTACCATGATATCACATATTGTTTCTAACATTACAGTTTACAAGACTCACAGTCTTCCTCGTCATCAAAGTTAATAGCCTCCAATGGCTTGGCAACTTCTTCTTGTTCCTTACTACCTGCCTTGTTGATCAGGCTGTAGTAGAATGTTTTAATTCCCCACATGTGGGCTTGCATTAAATTCTTAGCAATCAATGTAGTTGGCACTTTTCGATCTGGGAAGTGTGCTGGATTGTAAAACGTGTTAGTTGAAATGCTTTGATCAACGTAGGCTGCTAATACTGCTGCTGTTTTTAGATACCCTGTGCAGTCTGTTTGATCCCACATTAGTTGATACTTGTTCTTTAGTTTAGCATACTCAGGGGCAACTTGTGTAAGTGACCCGGCTTTGCTTTCCTTAACAGTGATCAACGACATTGGCATTTCAATACCATTAGTGCTATTAATAACGACACTAGAACTTTCAACAGGAGCAATAGCCATAAGCGTAGCATTACGAACTCCATGCTCTTTCATTTGTGTGCGTAGTGTTTCCCAATCTAGTTCGGGTTTGAAGTCTGCTAGTTCGTTAACACCTTTAGCACGTAGTTCCCAAGGAAAGATACCTTTGCCGTAACGGGTCTTGTCACTGTGTAAACATGCACCACGTTCCTTAGCCAACTCTACAGTAGCTTCGGTAAGATAGAACGCCTGATGTTCCATCCAGCTTTTAACTTCTTGTAGTGCATCTTTCTCACCATACTTAAGACTACGCTTGGCATGCCAGTAGGCTAAGTTAGTAATACCAATGCCCAATGGTTGGATCTCGTCATTGCTTAGTTTAGACTGGATGGAAAGAAAGTCTTGATAGTCAAGAATGTTACAGAGGCTACGCTGCAATATACGGCAAGCACGGCGCATGTCTTCTGGGTTACGGAACGCACCCCAATTGATTGAGCCCAAGGTGCATAGTGCGATACGACCATCGCTGTCATCCAGACGTTTAAAGGACTTAGTAGGTAAAAGTATTTCACAGCAAAGATTACTCTGGTAAATGGTGTGATATTCAGGATCAAATGGACCTTGATTCATCACGTTATCTGCAAACACTAGATAGATGCGTCCGGTGTCAGTTCGTTCTTTTAAGATGCCGCCCTTGAATACATCTTCGGCACTCATAGTCTTCTTGCGAAGCCCTGCTTGCTTTTCGTATTTTACATACAACTCTTCAAACAGCGGAGTGTTAGAATAAAATGCCTCGTATAAGTCTGGCACTTCATTAGGATCAAAGAATGTTATGTTTTCTTTGTTCTTGAATCGTCTCCAGAAGAAAGCACTAAGCACAACCCCATAATCCATAAAACGGACTCGGGTTTCGTCGGTGCCTTGGTTGTTCTTAAGGACAATAAGATCATCAAACTGATGATGCCAAATAGGATAAAAAACAGTAGCACTTGCATTACGAATACCTCCTTGACTGCATGAGCGTAGATCACCAAACCACTTTTTTAGAAACGGGATCATTCCAGTATGCATGATTTCACCACCCCTGATGGGGCTACCCAATGGGCGTAGGCGTCCAATCTCTAAGCCAATGCCAGCACGTTTGCTAGCATACTTAGCCATCATTTCCCCAGAAGCAAATATGCTATCCAGATCGTCGTCACTGCGGATAAGCACACAACTAGAAAACTGTTTAGTAGGAGTGCCAAGCCCAGCCAGCAC